TCTTCCGATCTGGGGCGCAAAGTTTATTTAGCGACAGCATAAAAAAGGACGTTTCGTTTTATTATGGAAATACAAATAGTTGATATAGATAGCGTTATTCCATACGCAAAAAATCCGCGAAATAATAAAGAAGCGGTGTCGAAAGTAGCGGCATCATTGAAAGAATTTGGTTTTAGACAGCCTATAGTAGTTGACGCGGAAATGGTTGTAATCGCTGGACATACGCGGTTAGCGGCATCTTATAAAATAGGTTTAAAGCAAGTGCCGATTCATATTGCAACCGACCTCACAGAAAATCAGATAAAGGCATATAGGATCGCAGACAACCGCGTTAGCCAAGAGGCGAAATGGGATGAAGACTTACTGGCGATTGAATTAGGCGATTTAAAGCTAGATGATTATGACCTAACGCTAACAGGTTTTGATGATAATGAATTAGATGCGTTACTAGCTGAAGCGATAGAAGAAGGGCTGGTCGATGAAGACCAAGTGCCAGCAGAACCAGAACAGCCAGTTAGCGTTCTTGGTGATGTTTGGATATTAGACCAGCATCGCGTTATGTGCGGCGATAGCACCAGCATCGATGCGGTAGATAAACTAATGGATAACCAGCAAGCCGATATGGTTTTCACAGACCCGCCTTATGGAATGTCTTATGGGGGTGGACGAGCTAGGGGAGACCATTTATCTTTTAAAAACAGGTCGGGCGATATAAAAGCGCACGGAATGATTAAAGGTGATGATTTGCAAGGTAATGATTTAATAGACTTGGTTAAAGACGCAATATCTTTATGCATTCAATCATCTAAACAGGGCGCGGCATATTATATATGTTTCACTTGGCGCACTTATTCAGAATTCGAAGAAGCCATAGAATTAGGTGGTGGTCATGTGGCCAACTGCATTGTCTGGGACAAAAAAAGCATAGGTTTGGGGAATTCTAATTATAGACCACAGCATGAATTTATTTTTTATGTTAAAGGTGGTTCTTGGTATGGCGACAAAAGTGAGAGTGATGTTTGGTATATGAGTCGCGGCGCAACAGGTCACTATGTGCATCCAACACAGAAGCCAGTTGAATTAATAGAACGCGCTTTAAATAATAGCAGTAAAGCTGGGGATGTAATTCTAGATGTTTTTGGCGGTTCTGGTTCTACGCTAATAGCTTGCGAAAAAACAGGTCGGAAAGCTAGGTTAATGGAATTAGACTGCAAATATGTGGATGTAATAATTAAACGATGGCAAGATTTTACAGGCAGAAAAGCAACACACGCCGAATCTGGAAAAACATTTGATGAATTAGAAAATGTCAGCAACAACATTTCCGCTTGATACAATAGCAAAATTATTAGATTTAACCCCGCGTAGGGTTCAGCAACTATCGGCTGAAGGCGTCATACCAAAAGCAGAGCGCGGCAGATATGAATTAGTGCCAGCCGTTCAGGGTTATGTTAAGTATTTAAAAGAAAGGTCAATCAGGGCTGATACATCTGGCGATGATTATAACGCGCATAGAACGCGGCTAACAAAAGCTAAAGCAGACATGGCAGAAATGGAAAAGGCGCAAATAGAAGAACAGCTAATCCCAGCAAATGATGTTGAAAAAGTATGGGTTGAAGTTAGCCAGAATATGCGTCAAAAATTATTGACCTTGCCACAACGCGCCGCTCCTGAAGTTTTTGCCGCAGAAAAATTAGTTGAAGTTAAATCGATTTTAAAAGAACAGGTTTATGATGCCTTACAAGAAATCGCGGAAATTGAAGTCAGAGTCAGTCAGCCTATCCGCGCATCCGACAGCGATACGGATAGCACAGGCAACGCTGAACACGATGAAACCGCCAACAGACCTAAAGCTGGATGAATGGGCTGATAAATACAGACGTTTATCAGCGGAATCATCCGCAGAAGCTGGGTTATGGAATACTAATCGCGCCGCATACCAGCGCGGAATGATGCAAGCTATATCCGACCCCGCTATTGAAAATGTGGTCTTTATGACAGGGGCGCAAGTTGGCAAAACAGAAATAATAAATAATGCTATCGGCTATTTTATACATAACCAGCCATCGCCCATGCTGGTTGTTCAGCCAACTTTGGAAATGAGCAAAATGTGGTCTAATGATAGGCTTGCGCCTATGCTTAGAGACACCCCAGTTTTAAAAAACGCGGTTAAAGATGCGCGGTCTAGGGATTCAGGTAATACACTTTATCAGAAATCATTTAGCGGCGGTTATATAGCTATTGTCGGCGCAAATAGCGCGGCTGGGCTGGCTTCAAGACCAGTGCGGTGCGTTTTTTTAGATGAGGTTGATAGATACCCACATTCAGCGGGTTCAGAGGGCGACCCGATAGATTTGGCAAGGGCTAGGACTAAAACATTTAGCTATAATAGAAAAATCGTGATGGTATCAACGCCAACTAATAAAGGCGCGTCCAGAATTGAAGCCGCTTATGAAGAATCTGACAAGCGTATGTATTATGTTCCATGCCCAGATTGCGAACATAAACAGACCTTGAAATGGTCGCAAGTTAAGTGGGAACAAGATAAACCTGAAACCGCACATTATATTTGCGAAGAATGTGGCAGTGTATGGGATGAAGCAAAGCGATTAAGGGCTATAAGATTCGGCGAATGGCAAGCAACCGCCCCTTATACTGGCACTGCGGGGTTTCATCTTAATGGCATTTATAGCGTTTGGGTTGGTTTAGACAGGGCGGCTAAAGAATTTCTAGCCGCGAAAAAATTGCCTGATACATTGCGCGTTTTCATAAATACTTATCTCGCAGAATCCTATGAACAAGAGGGTGAGCGCGTGGACGATTATGCGGTTGCAGAACGCGCTGAAGTGTTTGGCGATAGGTTAGATAGCCGAATCCAGATAATAACGGCTGGCATTGATACGCAAGATGATAGGCTGGCTATTGAAGTTGTAGGACATGGGCGCGATGAAGAAACGTGGTCATTAAGTTATAAAGAACTTTACGGCGATCCATCCACGCCGCAATTATGGCAAGATTTAGACAACGAATTAAAAGCTACTTACATAACGGAAGATAATCGCAAGCTGGATATTAGAGCGGCTTGCATAGATTCGGGCGGTCACTATACGCAAGCCGTCTATAATTTCGTTAGAAGCCGCGAAGGTCGCCGTATTTTTGCCATAAAAGGGATGGCTGGGGAAAGCCGCCCGATTGTTTCCAGACCCAGCCGAAACAACATCGGCAAGATAAGGCTGTTCACTTTGGGGGTTGACAACATCAAGGAATTGATTTTTTCGCGATTAAAGATTACAATAGAAGGAGCTGGATATTGTCATTTTCCAAATGACAGACCAGATGAATATTTTAAACAGCTTGCGGCATCAGAAAAGATTGTCACAAAGTTTCATAAAGGATTCCCGCGTAGGGAGTTCGTCAAAACTAGAACGCGAAACGAGGCGTTAGACTGCCGCGTTTATGCAATAGGGGCTTTAGCTATTTTGAACCTAAATCTAAATGCTTTAGCAGACCGAAATGAAAACCGCAAAGTTGATAATTCAGCCAGCGAACAACCGACAGTAAATAGACCAATGCGCCAGCCTAGATCTGGTGGTTTTGTTAATGGATGGCGTTAATGACTAATTTGTTTGATACCGATAACGCGCCGACTTTAGAACCAGACCAGCTTGTTGTTGGCGATAGAATTGTCTGGCGTAAAACGAATTTAAACACCGATTATCCATCTACAGAATATACAGCCGCCTATGTTAGCCGCGTTTCGGCTGGCGGTGGGACGCACGAATTTACAGTTTCAGGCGTAGTAGATGGAAACGATTATTTATTTACTATCACATCAGTCGCCAGCGCAGATTTTGACACTGGACACCATCATTGGCAGTTAGAAATAACACGCACCAGCGATTCAGAACGCATCGTGATAGCAACTGGTAGCTGGGACATTATAACCGACCTAGATAACAACGTAGATCCCAGAAGCCATGCGGAAATCATGGTTGATAAGATCGAAACTGTTTTGCAAGGGAGGGCTGACGCTGATGTTGCTAGTTATAGCATTCAAGGGCGGTCATTAACCAAGATTTCACCAGATGAATTAATTAAATGGCGCGATTATTATAAAGCTGAAATCGTTATGGAACATCGCAAAGACCATATTAAGAATGGACGCGCTACATCTGCCACCATTAAATATAGGTTTATCTGATGGGCATATTTGATTTATTTAAAAGACAACCGCAAGAACAGCCAAAATATAAAAAGCGAAATTATGCGGCGGCTAGGGGCGGTAGATTATTCGGTGATTTTCTGGGGGCAGACAATTCAGCGGACGGCGAATTAAGATTTAATCTGGAAACATTGCGGAACAGGTCGCGTGAATTAGTACGCGATAATGAATTTGCGCGGCGTTACATGAACCTATTAAAAACGAATGTGATCGGGGATACTGGATTTCATTTGCAAGTTAAAGCGCGGAATGAAGATGGCAAGCTAGATGGTGCTGGCAACAACCTTATCGAAAATGCGTGGAAACGCTGGGGACGTTTGGGAACGCCAACAGTCGATGGTCGGATGTCGTGGTATGATTGCCAGCGATACGCTATGGAAGCACTAGCGCGGGATGGTGAATGCTTTATTAAGATAGTCACTAACGCTAAATATCGCGATGGGTTTGCCTTACAGTTTTTAGAAGCTGATTTAATCGATGAAAAAAAGAATGATGTTTTAGCGAATGGCAACCAGATCCGCATGGGCATTGAAATGGATAAAGCGCACAAGCCAGTCGCGTATTATGTTTTAACCAGCCATCCGAATGATAAATATTATTTACAGCATACCGAAAGAAAGCATAATCGCGTCCCAGCCGAACAGATAATCCATCTTTATATGCCGACAAGAACGCACCAATCTAGGGGCGAGCCATTTATGGTTTCGGCTATGTCAGCATTAAAGATGCTGGGGGCTTATCGTGAAGCTGAAGTTATCGCGGCGCGTTTAGGCGCAAGCCAAATGGGAATGCTAACCACGCCGACAGGCGACGATTATATGGGCGATGGGCTGGAAAACGATTTCACACCAGTGATAAACGTAGAACCAGCGGCTATTCACCAGTTGCCAGCGGGTTATGATTTCAAGATGTTTAGCCCTGAACATCCGAACACTGGCTATGCAGAATTTGAATCTGCTATGTTGCGCGGGATTTCATCAGGACTTGGCGTGTCTTATGCCAGCCTATCTAATGATTTATCTAGCGTAAATTATTCTAGCATAAGGCAAGGCGCGCTAGATGAGCGCGATGGCTATCGTTCACTGCATCAATTTATGATCCAGCATTTTTGTGAGCCTATTTTCAGACTTTGGTTGGAATCTGCTATGGATTTTGGCGGCATACCATTGCCAGCGACAAAATATGACAAGTTTGCTGAAAATGCGATGTTTAGGGGTCGCGGTTGGAATTGGGTTGACCCGCTTAAAGAAATAAATGCGGCGGTTGTTGGTTTGAATAATGGCATTATGTCTATGCAAGATGTGGCGGCGCATTATGGGCGCGATGTTGAAGAAACATTTAGCGCAATCAACCGCGATAAAGAACTAGCTGAACAGTTTGGTCTTTCAATGGCGTTTGAACCATTCGGCGCAAAGTTTCCAACAGATCCAGAAGTGACAGGGGGCGATGATGGCGACTTATAAGGGCGAAGATATAGACCTAAAGCCAACTGAAGCGATGGCGCGTAATGCAGAACGTGGTCTAGAATGGCGCGCTGAATTTGGTCGGGGCGGAACTGAGGTCGGCGTCGCTAGGGCTAGGCAGTTAAAGAATAGGCAAGAATTATCGGCTGATACAGTCAGGCGTATGCATAGTTTTTTTGCTAGACACGCAGTTGACGCAGAAGCTGAAGGATTCAATCAGGGCGAAGATGGTTTTCCAAGTGCAGGGCGTATCGCCCATGAGTTGTGGGGAGGGTCGGAAGGGGCAAGCTGGGCGCGAAATAAAGACCGACAGCTAGATAATATCGATGAAGATAACACACGCGCATTAGAAGATGAATTTTCAGAGGCAACACTAACTGGCTTGCAGAACAAAGTTGACGAACATAATGAAGAATTTGGCGATGTAAAAAGCAAGCGAGTGACCTTGCGAATGCTTGCGGCAGTATATAAACGCGGCATCGGGGCGTATAAAACAAATCCGCAAAGTGTTAGACCATCAGTTTCTAGCCCTGAACAATGGGCGATGGCTAGGGTGAACAGCTTTCTTTTTGCGGTCAGAAATGGTAAATTCAGATCAGGAAAGCATGACACGGATTTGCTACCAGAAGGGCATCCGATGAAAACAGAGAAAGAAGAACGCATGGAACAAAGGCATATTATAGATGTTCAGGAAACTGAAGATTCTTATGTTATCACTTTTGGCAAATCGATGCCTGATGAAATGCAAGAATCTGGAAACGATGAAATGGAATCTAGACCATACCACGATGAAGAAGAAGAACGTATTAGCCGCGCAGATCTAAACTTGCGCGCTATGGAACTTGAAGAAAAAACAATAGATATGGACAAAAGGACTGTTATGGTTGGCGTTTCATCAGAATCGCCAGTTGAACGCAGTTTTGGGCAAGAGGTCATCGACCATTCCCGCGAAAATATGAACCTTGATTTTCTAAATTCAGGTCGTGCGCCATTATTGCTAAATCACGACATGGAACAGCAAATCGGGATTGTTGAATCTGTTGAACTGGATGAAAATGCGCGTAGACTGCGCGCTAGGGTTCGCTTTGGAAAAGGCGAACGCGCTTCAGAAGTGTTTGACGATGTTGCCGATGGTATTCGGCAGAATATCAGCGTAGGTTATCGCATTGATAGCCGCGTTGAGAGAGAGGGCGACCCAGAAGATTATTATAGGGTTGCTACTACACCTATGGAAATTTCAATCGTTTCAATCCCAGCTGATCAGTCAAGTCAGGTCGGTGTTGGTCGGTCGAGTTCCGAAACTTTATCTGCAACAATTAGAATCGAAGAAAGGAATGACGAGATGTCAGAAAATATCGATTTAGATGCGGTTAAGGCGGAAGCCACCAAAACCGCACAGCGCAATGCAAAGGACATAATGACCCTTGCGCGCAAACATAACAAGGCTGATCTGGGCGAAGAAGCACTTGGTCGCGGATTGTCAATAGACGAATTTCGCGGTGAATTGCTAGAATCAATCGGCAACCAGCCACTAGAAACACCAGCACACGTTGTTGATGCACCAGTTAAAGAACAGCGTTCTTATAGCTTGGCAAGCATGATTCGCGCACAAGCAACTGGCGACTGGCGCGGTGCTGGTTTAGAGCGTGAAATGCATGATGAAATCGTGCGTAGAACAGGCAAGCCATCTGAAGGAATGTATGTTCCAGATTTTGCTTGGCGTTCTGGCGTAATGACAACAGCGGCAACTGGCGCAATTTCTGGCGAAGCAGTCACAGATAATTTTGTTCCAACTATTCAGCGTGGCGATATGTTCATCGAAGCATTGCGCGCTAAACAGGTTATGGCAAACTTAGGCGTGACATTCATCGGCGGATTAACTAACCGCGTTAGAATGCCAAAGTTTTCAACAGGCGCATCCGCTGGGTTCGTTGAAGAAGCTGGCGCAGTAGCAGATCAATCACCAGCCGACGCTGGTGTGACTTTACAGCCACGCACACTTGGCGCACACGCACAAATTTCCAGACTTCTAATGTTGGAAAGCGTACCAGCCATTGAACAGGTTGTTCAGGATGATCTGTTGCGTTCTATTGCAGACCGCATTGAGTTCCACGCGATTCAAGGTTCAGGCGCATCTGGTCAGCCAACAGGCATCCTAAACGATGGTAATGTTGGAAACGTGGATATTTCTGCTGGAACTGATGTAGCGGCATTAACATGGGCTGATATTACAGACCTAGTTAAGACTGTTGAAGAAGCAAACGGCGTAGTTAATCAGGCAACTTTAGGCTGGTTATCAAACGCAAAAGTGAAAGCTAAAATGGCTAACACTGTAAGGGTTGCATCTTCTGATTCAGTTATGTTGCTAAATGACCCATGGAATAGCTTGTATGGTTACAAAGCTGAATTTACAAGCAACGTGCCATCAGACTTAGATCCGGGCGATGGCGGAACTGACGCATCAGCTTTAATTTTTGGTGATTTTAGCCAGCTATTAGTTGGTTTATTCGGTTCACCATCAATCATTGTTGACCCATACACAAATAGCACATCTGGCGATGTTGTTATTTCAGTTATGCAAGAAGTGGACGTTGCGCTACGCAATGCCGCCTCATTCGCAATCACTGACGAGGTTTCAACAGCCTAAAGCACTTATAGCAAGGGGCGGTAATAACGCCGCCCCACGCGCTTTAAAAGAGGTTTAAATGAAAATACAAGTTTTAGAAAAATGTTATACTGGTTCGCATGGTAATTTATTCGCTGGCGAAACACATGAAATTGACGACTTAATTGCAGAAAAGTTGATTGCGCGGGGCTATGCTACGAAAGCAAAAGCAGAATCTAAAAAGAAATCTGATCGCGCAGTAAAAACATTATCAACACTAGAAGAAGAATAGATGGCAGTAGAATCCGCACTAGATAGGGCTATATTTGTTGATCCTGATGATTTCGGGGTTGCGGCAACTTATACGCCATCGGGCGGTTTAGCTACAACTGTTAATGGAATATTCGATAATGAATTTATAGAAGTTGACGCTGGCGGCGGTGTTGGCGTGGCGTTACAGCAACCGCGTTTTTTATGCAGAAGCGCAGATATATCTGGCGCGGCAGAAGGCGACGCGCTGGTTGTTAATACTGTTGATTATACTATTCGAATAGTGCAAGCAGATGGAACTGGCATGACAACGCTAGTATTAGAAGAAGATTAGATGGCACACGTTCGCAAGCAAATCAGGGACGCTATAAAAACCGCCCTAACTGGTTTAGCAACTACTGGCGCGAACTGCTATCAAAGCCGCGTATTTCCTTTTGAATCGACCAAGTTGCCAGCTTTGTTGATTTATACCAAATCGGAAACAACCGATTTTGACACGATATCATTACCACGCGATGTAATGCGCGTTTTAGAAATTAATGTTGAGGCATACGTTCAGGGGACAGCGAACTATGATAATACATTAGACCAGATTGCGGTTGAGGTTGAAGAAGCCATAGCCGCAGATGTAACGCTAGGCGGTTTGACAAAAGATTTACAAACTGTTGCGTTTGAAGCCGATTTTAGTGGCGATGGTGAACAAACTGTTGCTATAGGTCGCTTCACAATATCAGCAACCTATCGGACGCTGGAAAATGATGTAGAAACAGCCGCTTAGAAAGGAATTTATCATGGCGACTTTTGCTGGAAAAGATGGGATTGTTAAGATTGGAAGCAATACTATCGGTGAAATAAGATCTTATTCAATCGAACAAACTATGGACACCATAGAAGATTCAAGCATGGGCGATACAGACAGAACCTATGTAGCATCTTTAAAATCATTTAGCGGATCTATGGATGTTTATTTTGATGAAGCTGATGCAGGTCAATTAGACGTTCAGGTTGGCGATACTGGCACTATAAGCGTTTTAATGGAAGGCGACACAAGTGGCGACCATTCATTATCGGGCGCAATTTTAGTAACAGGCAGAACAATAACAGCCGCTTTTGATGGAATGGTAGAGGCATCTTTGACATTTCAAGGCACAGGCGCACTAACTGAAGGAACAGTCTAACAGATGTCATTAGCAAAGACGATTAAAAGCCGTCTGGATGCAAAGCCAAGGCGCGTTATTGAAGTCCCTGAATGGGGTGAAGATGGCGCGCCATTGCTTTTATATGTTTCAGACATAACGGCTGGGGATATTCACAAGCTACAGCGCAAGCATAAAGATTTCTTAAATAATCAAACTATGGATGCGATGGTCGATTTAATCATTCAAAAAGCTGAATTACAAGATGGGAACAAGGCGTTTACGTTAGAAGATAAACCTGTTTTGATGACGTTCAATTTATCTGAAATAGCAAGCGTCGCTGGTAATATGTTCGGCGATGTTGATAGCGTCGAAGAAATTGAAAAAAACTAAAAAACGATCCGTTTAGAATGAATATTCTGGCACTGGCGGATCGGTTGCATAAGACCCAGCCAGAAATTGAACAACTTACTTTATCAGAACTTAATGAATGGTTCGCTTATTATAAGGTTATAGAAGATGGCAGACCAAAAACTTAATATTAGAATAGCCGCCATCGATAAAACGCAAAAGGCGTTTGCAACTGTTAAACGCGGTTTATCAGCGGTCACTAAAGCAATGTTCAGCTTCAAAGCAAGCATTGTTGCGGCGGTTGGTATTGGCGGTTTAGGTCTGCTAGTCAAAAAATCATTAGATGGCATCGATAGAATCAGCAAGCTATCCCGAACGCTGGGCATAGCGACTAATGATTTGCGAAAATTAGAACTAGCGGCGGGGCTGTCAGGTGTAGAACTAGAAACATTGGCGCGAGGCGTTAGAACCTTAAACGCTGGAATGTTTGATTTTGTAGAAAAAGGAACTGGAACGGCTGTTGATGCATTTGGCGCGTTAGGTATAAGCGCAGAAGAATTAAGCGGCGTTATGGGCGACCAGTTTAAGGTTTTAGAACTTATTTCGGACAGATTGCTAGACGTAGAAAATAGCGCAACACGTTCTGCAATAGCGCAAGATTTGTTCGGCGGTAGGGCGTCGGAATTATTGCTGGTGCTAGAAGAAGGTTCTGAAGGGATTGCCAGAATATCAAAAGAGGCAGAACAGTTTGGTCTGACTTTATCTACAGTTGGCGGCAGAAATGTCGAAGATGCGAGTGACGCTATATTTAGATTGCAGATGGCGTTTAAAGGGTTGCGAGATACAATTGTAGTTTCTTTATCAAAAGCTATAACATTACTAGCGGATTCATTGCGCGGGAAACTTTTAAAAGCCGCTGAAGATACTGAAGGCGGGATGGCTGGGCTAGGTCAGAATATTGCGCTTAAATTTATAGACGTGGCAGAGGCTATCACGAATGCGTTTATTGATACGTTTAACACTATCAGCCAGTTAGTCGCTAGAACTTCATCGGATTTATCAAAATTTCAAAAATTATTTTCACCAGAATATATTTTTGCAACAAACGAATTAGCAAAAACCAACAATTTGTTAAAGGCTTCTTTAAAAAATTCCACACAATCTTTTTCAGCATTAGCCAGCGATATTAGAAATTATTCTGTTGATGAGCTTAAGTCAGTCAAAAATTTAGCTGATGCAATGGCAATAATAGAAAAGGGTAGTAAAAAATCGCAATTCCAACAAATGAGCCGATTATTAAGTGAGGCGATAGAGCTTAAAAAAATAATTGAAAGATTTGACGATAAAATCGTTCCAACATTGATGGCTACTATAAATTTCGATGCGTTGAGGGAAAGCGTCAAAGCAACTTCAGTCGAGGCAGAAAAGGTCGAAAAAGCTACAGAAGCCATAGCATTTAACGTCGTTAATATGGGACACGTTAAAGGCATGAAGGTTTTTGACGAAGGTTTGTTGCCAGATTTTGCGCTAGATGATTTGCCAGCGGTAAAGTTCGAGGTTAAAGAGGTCACAAAAGCCGTTGATCAATTCGGGCTTACTATGCAAGATGTGGCGCAACGCGGCATCAGGACGCTAGAAGATGCGATGGTTGATTTGATATCTGGCACAAGGTCGGCTAAAGACGCGTTCGCAGATATGGCGCGGTCTATTATTCGAGATATTATTAGGATGCAAGTCCAGCAGAATATTACCCAGCCATTAAACGCGGCGATAAGCGGTTTTTTCACCCCAGCTGGCGGCGGTGTTGGCGGTGGCGGCGGGAAAGCCATCGGCGGGGCGGTTCAAGCTGGGAAGCCATATATGGTCGGTGAGCGCGGGACTGAGATGTTCGTTCCAAATCAGTCAGGCGCGATAATTCCAAATAATAGACTAGGCGGCGGGAATGGTGTTATAATCAACCAGACGATTAACGTGACAACAGGCGTTCAGCAAACAGTCCGCGCAGAAATAAGCCAGCTTATGCCGCAAATTTCCGAAGCTACAAAAGCGGCGGTGATGGATGCTAGACGGCGTGGCGGTTCATTTAGTGCGGCATTTGGGTGATACATTATGACAATTACATATCCGCTTACATTGCCGACACAAACAGGAATCGCATCTGTTGAATTAGAAGCATTGAACGCAGTTGCAATCAGTCAATCGCCGTTCAGTTTTAAGCAACAGGTCGTTGCTTTTTCTGGGCAAAGACTTGGCGCAAATGTAACCTTGCCGCCTATGAAGCGCGCAGACGCGGAAGTCTGGATATCTTTTTTAATATCGCTAAAAGGTCAAATCGGCACTTTCTTAATGGGCGACCCTAACTGCGCTACGCCGCAAGGTTCAGCATCAACAAACGCTGGAACGCCGCTTGTAAATGGTAGCTCACAGACAGGCGCAACTTTATCGATTGATGGATTACCAGCAAGCGCAACAGGCTATTTGAAAGCTGGAGATTACATCCAACTAGGATCTGGGACAGGAACGCAGTTATATAAGGTTTTGGCTGATGTTGATTCAACCGCTGGCGGTAACGCTACAATAGATATATATCCAAATTTGCGTAGTTCGCCAGCCGATGACGCGACTGTTATTGTAAGCAATGCCAAGGGATTATTTAGACTTGCTAATCCGCAAACAAACTGGTCGATCAATAACGCTAGTTTTTATGGTATAACTTTTTCAGCGATCGAGGTTATTACATGAGCCGCGATTTAATTTCAGGATTATCAGCACTAACGACAGCCGCAAAGATAGAACCATTTTTTGCGGTTCGTATTTTTTTTGACACGCAAACGCTGAATTTCTGGTCTGGTCTGGGCGATATGGATCTGGACGGCGTGACTTATGTCGGCACTGGCAAGATGCTACAAATATCAGACATAGGTGAAACAGCCGAAATAGCCGCTAAAGGCGCGGTTATAACATTGTCTGGCATTCCATCCGATTTATTATCGCTGGCAATTTCAGAGCCGTATCAGGGGCGGGAATGCCGCATATTTTTCGGGGCAAAAGATGTTAGCGTTGATTTGCTAGATGCTGAAAATACTGATGATATTACTACAGAAGGAGGTTTTAGAATACGGCTAACGCAAGATGATGGTCTTGGTATGTCAGAAATATTTTCTGGATATATTGACACTATGAATATTGATGAGGGCGCGGAAACTAGCACTATTGCGCTGACTGTTGAAAGCAAGTTGATTGATTTAGAACGTCCCAGAATTTTCAGATATACAGACCAATCGCACAAAGCCAGATATCCAGCCGACAAGGGGTTTGAATTTGTTGAAGATTTGCAAGATAAAGTGTTTAGCTGGGGGCGCAAATGAGTGACTGGATGTCAAAAACAGATAAATATATTTTTTCAGTTAAGCATCAGCCGTTTGACTGGGGCAAACATGATTGCTTGCGTTTTGCAGATAATATTGTGGAATGCAGAACTGGTAAAAAGATTTTTGAAGATTGGTATGGCAAACACACAACCGCATTTGGCTGTTTTTACAATTACAGAAAGAAGCTAAAACAAACTGGCTTTAAAGATTTGGTTGATGCCATTGATAGCCGTTTAAAGCGCACCAACAGCACCATCGCTAATAGATATAGTATTATCGGCAGAAGGTCAGAGGGTGGCGCGACGGGGCTTTATTTGGGCGTTTCGTTGGGTAAATGGTTTGCATTTGTCGGCTATGATGGTTTGGAATTTGTAAAGCCTAAAGGCGATGATATAGAATGGCTGGTTTCGTGAAAAAATTACTATCAGGAACATTTTTAGCATCGATGGGCATCTTGGCGGCTAGTGCGGTGCAAGCTGACCCGATCACTATCGGGGCGGCAGTTAGTGCGGCGTCTGCTACTTATGGCGCGGCGGCGGCGGCTGGTAGTTTTGCGGCTATCGCTGGCGGGGCGTTTACGTTTTTTGCAAAGTCTTTTCTGGTTTCTGCGACACTAGGTTTAGCTTTAAACGCGTTGACGCCAAAGCCAAAAAGCCAAGGCATTGCTGGGGCTGGTATATCTGGTTATCAGGTTAGCGGGATATCATCGGCGGCAGACCAAGCGGTGATTTATGGTCAAACAAGAATCGGCGGCGTTATAGTCTATAAAGAAACAACAGATAATAATAAATATCTGCATTCAGTCATCGCACTTGCTGGGCATGAAGTTGAAGAAATAACAACCATTTATTTGAACGATGAAGCATTGACGCTGGATGGTTCGGGCAATGCAACCGCGCCAGCTAAATATGTTGGCTATGTTCGCGTTATTAAGCATCTGGGCGAAGCTAACCAAGTAGCAGACGCGACCTTGATTTCTGAATCTAATGGTAAATGGACGGCAGACCATAGACTGCGTGGAATAGCTTATATTTATCTGCGATTGCAATTTAATGGCGATGCGTTTCCAAATGGCGAACCGCAAGTAACTGCGCTGGTTAAAGGTAAAAAAATATTTAATCCAAACACATCGACAACCGCATGGTCGGCTAATTCAGCTTTATGCTTGCGCGATTATCTGGTTAGCAATTATGGCTTAAATGTGGCATCTGGCGATATAGATGATACAAGTTTCGGGACAGCTATAAATGTGTGTGATGAAAGTGTAACGCTGGCGGTTGGCGGTACGCAGTCGAGATATACTTGCAACGGCAGTTTTTCGCTAGGGCAACAGCCAAAAGATATTATCGATGGTTTGTTGCGTTCAATGGGCGGGATCTTGTGGTACGCACAAGGCAAATGGCGGGTTAAGGCGGCAGAATATACAACGCCAGCAATATCATTTGATGAAGATGATTTGCGTAGCGGTTTAGCTATACAAACGCGGCATAGTCGGCGGGATAATTTTAATATCGTGCGTGGTAAATTTAGGGGCGCGGAAAGTAATTATCAGGTTAGTGATTTTCCAGAGGTAAAATCATCGGCGTTTATAACTGTTGATGGCGGCGAAGAAAGCGCGGTTGATTTAGATTTAACATTTACTGATACGGCGTCGATGGCGCAACGGATTGCTAAGATAGCTTTATATCGCAATCGTGAACAGCTAACTTTATCAGGTTCATTTGGGCTAAAAGCATTGCAAGTTCAAGTCGGTGATATTGTATCGCTAACTAATACGCGCATGGGTTTTTCTAGCAAGCCGTTCGAGGTTTCGGAATGGTCTTTTAAGCCTACAGATAATGGTGATCTAGTTGTAGATATGACATTGCGCGAAATATCAAGCGCGGTTTTTGATTGGAATGCAGAAGAAACAGCATTTGAACAGAATAATACAGTTTTACCAGACCCATTTGACGTCCCAGCCGTCGGCATATCATTATCGCCAACAACTCGAATTATTAATGAAGATTTAACAAACGTCGTAACTGTTGATGTAACCAGTGATTCACCCGAACGCGTTGACCTTGTTGAAATACAATATAAGAAAACGACAGACACGAATTATATTTCCAGCGGTTTTGGTGAATTAGGCGTTTTTGAGATTATAGATTTAGAAGATGCCAGCTATGATATTCGGGCAAGGGCGATAAACACATTTGGTCTAAAAGGCGATTTTACAACAAGACTAGATTTCGCTGTTCAAGGTTTAGCCGACCCGCCAGCGAATGTTGCCAATTTTAGATTCGACGTTAATGCTGGGGGTATTAATCTTGAGTGGGATGCAGTCGGCGACGCTGATTTATCTTTTTACCGATTAAGGTATGCACAACAAGAATCTGGCGCGACGTTTGCAAACGCGACGACTGCAATAGATAAAGTAGCAAGACCAGCTAACAGCGTAACAGTTCCAGCGCGTTCAGGTACTTATTTGATTAAAGCGTATGACAAATCAGGCAATCAAAGTGCCGCCGCTTCTACTGTTGTTATTCGCGCAGAAGATTTAACAGTTTATACAAACAATTTAACGCAAGCTGAAGCCACGACATTTTCTGGCACTAAAACAGGATGTTCGGTGGTGTCTAACCAGCTTAGAATTACTGACCCATCGTCTGCACCATCGACTGCAACTTATGAATTTAGCAACTATATAGATACTGGTTCAGTCAGACTTGTTAGAGCTACGATGAATATCGAAGTCGTGCGGATTAATGATGCGGCAACAGTTACTTTTGACACTTTGACAGGCAACTTTGATTCGCTTGCTGGTAATTTTGACGATTTATCTGGCGGCAGTAGTTTTGCAGATACAGACGTTTTGATGTATATTGCAACGACGGATGACGACCCCAGCGGAACGCCAACTTGGTCAGATTTCAAAAGATTTAAAGCTGGTGACTTTAGTGGACGCGCTTTCAAATTTAAGATAGAATTAAACAGCGATTCCGATGATGTCACACCAGCCGTTGACACGCTAACAGCTAAAGTGAGTTATAACTAATGGCAACCCATGATTATGTAATTGATGACCAGACGACCCCGCAATTCAGGTCGGATCTAAACAATGCTTTATCAGCTATTGTATCGAACAATAGTAGCGCAACCGAACCAGCGGACACATTTGCGAATATGTGGTGGGTTGATACAGCCAATAATTATTTAAAGATCCGCGATGAAAATGACGCGGCATGGATTATTGTTGCTGAAATGGATGTGACCAATAGCAGAATCAAACATATTACAAATAGCATTACTGCGGCAACAGCGGCTGGCATAGATATTTTTAATTCATCTGGAACTAAAATAATTGATTTGCAAGTGGCATCTCGAGCAACCGCAGAAGCTGGGACAAATAATACTGAACTTATGTCGCCGTTAAGATCTAAACAGCTTATAGACCAAGAGATAGGCAACATAGCTGGTAATCAAGCATTTCAGGGAACAACAGGAACAGACACGAATCAGGGTGATAATTTAATAACAAGCGTAGATATTACGCCAACCACATCTAGCGCAAAAATTCTTATTCTAGCCACTGCATCATTT